ATAATTATAATTTATATTATATATTAAAAATATTATACGAATATCAATTTATTAATATAAAATATTATTTTATTAATATTAATGATATTAATAATTTTATAATTAATACAATATTAGAACATATAAAATGTTTAAAAAATTATAATATAATATATCCTTTATTATTAGAAAAAATATATAGTATAACAAAACTAAATAATATTAATGATGATATATATTTACATATTATATCATCATTATATTATACTAATGAATCAATATATACTTGTAATTTAGATAATATATCTTATGAATTTATAAAAAATAATTATCCTAATTTAATTATAAATAATAATAAAAAAATTATTAATATTATTGATAAAATAAGTTATTATCAATATCCATCTACTATAATTATAAAAAAAAATAATAATATCACAATTAATAATAAACTAATTAATAATAATAACATACCTATTAGTAATATACCAAATAATAATTATAATAATATTCCAATTAATAATAATTATAACTCAATTAATAATTATAATAATATACCAATTGATAATAATAATATACCAATTAATATTCCAATTAATAATAATTATAATAATATACCTATTAACAATATACCAATTAATAAACCAATTAATAATTATAACAATATACCAATTAATATACCAATTAATATACCAATTAATAATAATTATAATAATATACCTATTAACAATAAACCAATTAATAAACCAATTAATAATTATAACAATATACCAATTAATAAACTAATTAATAATTATAATAATATACCTATTAATAATATACCAATTAATAAACCAATTAATAATTATAATAATATACCTATTAATAATATACCAATTAATAAACCAATTAATAATTATAATAATATACCTATTAATAATATACCAATTAATAATAATTATAATAATATAGCTATTAATAATATACCTATTAATAATAAACCAATAAATAATATTAATAATATACCAATTAATAATTATAATATACCAATAAAATATATTAGAATATATAAATATCCAATTTATTATCTAGATAATAATCTAATAAAATATATTATAAAATAATTTTATAATTTATATTGATTCATAATATCTTTATAAGCTAATTCAATATTCTTTGTAAAACTAATAGTATTAGCTAAATCAGAATTTAACATTTTAAATCTTAAAGTTTGATGTAATAATTTTAATTCAGATTCATTATGTGCTAAATCTATAACTTTCTGAATATATTCTTCAATAGAATATGCTATATATTTTTCTAATCCTAAATTACTTAATAAACTAACACCCACCCGTGATACATATGTAGTTCCAGCTAATGTAATAATAGGTGTATTCATATATATTGCTTCACTACTAATAGTTCCACCATTATAAGGAAAAGGATCCAATACTATATCCATATTATTATATAATGATAAAGCATCAATTATTGGTTCATAAGCTATATCTATTCTTTCTTTATCAATACCTCTATCTATAAATAATTTAATAATAGTTTCTTTATAATATGAACTTTTATAATAACAATATCTTAAAAAAAGTTTAGCTTCTGGTAGTCTTTTTAAAATTTCACAGAAAGTATTTAATGTAGGAACTGATAATTTTGTTGGATTATTAAAACAACATAAATGAATTTTATATTTATCTCTACTATAATTTTTATTAGATTGAATATCTACAGGTGGTGTATAACATTGAAAACCATTAGGTAAATAATAAAATTTTTCAACAAAATATTTTTGTGTTTCAGGAGGTGATGCATATTTATCAGTAAATCTATAATCAATTTCTTTTAATCCATTTGTAGATGGATATGCAAAATATGATATTAATACTCTTGCCGGTTTATATTGTAAAATATTCATTCTAGTATTTCTTGTATGACCCATCATATCAACTAAAATATCTAAATTATCATCAATTATAGTTTTTAATCCAATTTCATCTGTAGCTTGTGATAAATCTCTCCATGTAGCATTATTATATGACCTTAATATACCTGCTAAATGATCACCTATACTTTTCCCTGTATCACAACAATCATAACAATATATTTCAAAATCATTAGTATTATGATTTTTTAAGATACTATTAAACATAAATCCAACTGGATGTGTAATAAAATCACAAGATATATACCCTATTCTTATTTTACCTTCTTTTTTATTTCTATTTAATTTATTAGATATTTCTATTAATTTTTCTTCTTTAGGAAAATATTTATACCATTCACATGATCTTTCATAAATTTCTTGATCTGATAATTTCCAATTATATAAATTATTAAATATAATATTACTTAATACTAATTCTTTTTTCCTATTTTCTCCCATTTTATGACATAATTCTAAAGATTTTCCATATGTTTCATTTATTTCATTATCTATATTTTCAACTTGTGCTATTCTTAATAATTTTAAATTACCTAAATTATTATAAGCATTTACATTATTAGGGTCTAAATATATAATGGTTTCATATAAACCTATAGCATCATTATATAAACCTAATAATTCATATTTTTCTGCTAATAAATTTGCTAATTCTATTTCAAAATTAATACTTAATGCCGATCTAGCATATTTAATAAATTTATTAATTTGTCCTCTTTGTAATTCTAATAATGCGATATTTTTATTAATATTATAATCATTTTTTAATTCTAAACATGATTTAAAACAATCTTTTGCTCCATCAAAATTTTGAAATTGATAATTTGATACTCCTATATTTAATTTAATTACAAAATACTCATTTAATGATGGGAAATATTTAATTTTAATAAATTCTTCTAAACATTCTTTCCATTTATTTTCTGAAAAATTTTTTAATAAATTTTCAATATTATTTTTATGTTCATTTTTTATATATTTTCTATATTCTACAATTATATTTAATACATCTTTTTCAAATTTATCACATATATTTTTCCATAAATAATTATTTTTAATATATTCTCTATTTTTCTCTCTTAATTTATCTTTCATATTATCACTTAATTCTATTAAATTATTAGTTTTATTTATAAATTCTAATACATAATTATTAATATCAAAATTATGTATATTTATATTTACATAATCATTTAAATTATTCATCGTTTCTTTTAATGCTCCTAAATCTGATGTTATTACTAAACATCCACATGCCATAGCTTGTAATACTGTTATACAACTTGTTTCTTGAAAAATATTAGGATATGTTAAATATTCTATATTAAATAATTCTTCTGCTAATTTAACTTGAGATATACCTTCATTACATTTAACATCTTCTAAAGTTTTAAAATCATCATAAATTTTATTATCATTTTCTTGATTATAAATATTTAAATTTGAATAAATATTTAAACTTAAATCATTATATTTATTTTTCAAATATTTATATATAGGTGCTAATAAATTTAATCCTCTCCATGGTATTGAACAATATGTCATTGAATTTTTTATTTTATTTAATGGTAAATCTATATATTTTTCAAATGGTTTTCCAATTCCATTTCTCATAATAATAGTTTTATTATATTTAATATTATAATGTTCTATATATCTTTTCCTTTGCCATTCACTTACAAATATAAATAAATCTATCATATCTACGGCTTTAGTATCTTTTAATATTTTTGAGGCATTTTGATCTATATCATGACCTGTCCAAAATGCATATAATATATTTGGATTATTTAATGTATTCTTAATTTGAAATATCTCATGTGGTAAACAACTAACAATTATTAAATCTAATGATAATTTATTTTCATTAATATAATTTAAATATGTATTTGCTGGTATATGTAATATATCTTTAATTTTATCTAATTTATCTCTTTTATTAAATAAATAAATATCATTTCCTCTATTTTTCATTTCTTCTATAAAATAACATATTGAACTTTGTGTCCCTCCTAATGGTTTTTCATAAGGAGTTGAAACATCATAAGACCATGCGGAATCAAATATAGCAATTTTCATAATGTCAAATATTAAAAATTTATGTTTAAATAAAATTATATAAATATTTATATAATTTTATTTATATTACATCAAAATATATGATTTTTTATTTAATTATTTAGTTATTATTAAAATTATTTATTATTTTTTTAATTTATTCGGATCAAAAAAGTATGTAAGTATATATAAAATTAATAATATTTATTATCATATTCATAATTATAATTATTATCATATTTATTATTATAATTATAATTATTATCATATTCATTATTATAATTATATTTATTATCAGATATATTATTTGTATTATTTGTATTATCACTAAATAATAATAATAAACTCAACATAAAAAATGAAAATAATATAATTATAATTATTAATATATATATTGTTTTTATATCGCCGATAATTGGAAATTTTATAGATTTATTTATAAATAATTTTATTTTACTTAATATATCTTGTTGTATTATTTGTGGTTGTTCTGGTGGTTGTGCAGGTGGTTGTGCTGGTGGTTGTGCGGGTGGTTGTGCTGGTGGTTGTGCAGGTGGTTGTGCAGGTGGTTGTGCAGGTGATTGTGCAGGTGGTTGTGGTTGTTCTGGTGATGAATTACTTATACCACAATTTTGTTTAAAACTTCCTCCTTCACCAATAGTTACATCACCCATTACAAAAGTTTGTTGAAGACATATTTCTTTAGGAAGATAACTATTTACAACAGCATTACTCCTTTGACTAGCGCATCTATTATCAACATTTTGTGCAAGCGTATCACTATCAAATGTAAATTTACCATCCGGTGATATTATATTTGTTATTTTTAATAAATCATTATTTTTAATTTCTTCATTATTATATAAATCGGTTTTAGGTTTTTTTAATAAATTATCATCTTTAAAATAACTATTAATACAATTACATTCTATATATGGATTTATTAATTTATCATTATTATTATTAGTATCTGGATAAATACCATAATATTTATTTTGACCTTTTAAATTTTTCCTCTGTAATAAAACATTACCACATAATTTATTCATAAATGTATTACATTTATTATTTTTATTAACTATTAATGCACCACTTCCATCTATTAATTTTGATTCATATGTATCACCATCAAATATACATTTATTATTTAATTCAGATTCATTTTCAAAAATTTTAATTTTAGTAGCTATAGATTCTAAATTATTATTTTTATCAATATCAATAATTGGTATTGAAACATTTGTTTTTCTTGTACAACAAGCGCGTTTTTTCAATGTATTAGTATAATAAATTCTTTCATCATTATTATTAAAATAATTAGTATTTTCATTTAATGCCCAATTTTCAATATATTTAGTTAATTCTTTATCTTTAATTAAAAAGCCATCGCTAGCTGTTATTGCATTACCCATTATATATATAATATATGCTATAAAATATATTATCAAATATAAAATATATAAAATATAAAATATATTATATATATATATATAATATGGGCGGGAGTTCTTCTAAAGAATCTAAAAAACAAAAAATAGAAAATAAAATTAATTCTACTATTAAATCTTCTAATGAAACTTTAACTGAATTAATAACTACTACAATAAATAATTCTAGCACAGAAATACAAAATTCTCAAGCAGCACAAATAAAATCTAATAATGCTATTAGTCAAAATGTTGAGATAGATGAGATAAGAATTTCTGGGAAAAATAGTAAAGCAAATATATCAGCAGATATTACTAATAAAATACAAGCATTAGTTAATATTAGTAATGATACAACATTAATGACACAATTATTAAATGATGTTGATAAAAAATTAAAAAGTAGTATTGCACAAAAACAAGATTTAACAGAATCATTAGCAGCAATATCTAAATTAAATGAAGAAAAAAAAGATGGCGGTGGCCCTGAACAAATGGTTGCTAAAGCTATGGAAGCATTAGATAAAATTTCAGGTAATTTAACAGGTAAGGAATCAGATCAAGAAGTAGAAACACAAATTTTAAATCAAATGGGAATGACAATGGAAACAGTATCCAAAATATTAACAAAAACTAATGATACAGTTTCAAATAATATAAGCGCCGCAATAAAAAATATTACTGAATTTAAATGTGAATCAGTAAATGATTTAAGTCAAAGACTTAAATCAAGGCTATTAGAAGTAACTGATGGAGGTGAATATAATCAAACAGCCTCTATAAAAAATTTTAGCGAATGTATATTCAAAGCTATTAACGGTTCAAGTATTATTAATGATGTAACAGGATTAAGCAAACAAGATATAGATAATGCAGCATCAGCAGCACAATCTGGATCAGCAGGTATGACAGTTAGTAGCGATATTACTAATAAAGATGAAAACAAAAGTGCTATAATGGAATCAATAAATAATTTAGTTAATAATGTATCAAATATGTTAAATAATTTAGTAGACCAACCTGGGAAAATTATAATAGCTATTGGAATTATTTGTGCATTAATAATTATAGCATCTATAGCATCATCAGCCTTTATGTTTATACGTCCAAAATCTAATAATAATTTAAATACTGATTATCCAAATACTGATTATACAAATACTGAATATCCAAATACTGAATATTAATTAAAATATTTTTTAATTAATTTAATATTTGTATTATTACTACTTAATTTGATATCATATATATTTTTATTATCTATATTAATATTATTTAATTCAAAATTATATTTATCATAATTTTGAATATCTAATTTATTGTTTAATAAATTATTTTTTATATTAAATGGATATGTATAATTTGATATTGATATATTAGAATCTAATATATATATATCTGAATTTTCTATAATATTATAATTATCTTTATTATCATATATAATTGGTTTATTATAATAATTAAATATTAATTTATAATTATTATTAACAAATAATTGTATATCATTTATATTAATAGCATATAATATATCATTTAATGGTTTTTTATTAATATTTATATCATTAATTATTCCTGATTTTAATCTATCTATAATATTATATTTATTATTTATTAAATTATTATCTAATAAATATATTTTTATATTATCATGTAATAAACTAAATGGAATTAATAAATAATTATTATTACCGTCATTTAATATATATTCATTATAATTAAATACTGGTTGTGTAAAATTTTCTTTAATATTATAAAATATTATAAGTAATAAAAAAAATATAATTATATATATCATTATATATAATTATATATTTTTTTTGAAATAAATAATTATAATAGCTATTAGTAATTTATTTTTATTTTTGTATTTCTTTTAAATTATTATATAATTTATTAGCTAATATAGTTGAAGAATTTAATTCTTCTATCAAAGATTCTGATGTTGATAATGTTTCTAATAATAAATTATTTTTATAATATTCATTCTCTTGATTATCTTGATAATATTGATTATCTTGATAATAGTCATTATCATAATAATATTCATTATCTTGATTATCTTTATAATATTCATTATCTTGAT